GGGATGCGTCCACGGCGCTGCTGCTGGCTGGCGACTTCCGCATGGCTAAGTACGCCATCCGTCAGGACATCACCTATAAGATTCTCTCCGAGGGCGTCATTTCCGACGCCAAAGGCAAGGTGCTGCTGAACCTGGCGCAGCAGGATTGCGTGGCGCTGCGTGCTGTCATGCGTCTGGGCTGGGCGCTGCCGAAGCCCATTAACCCCATTGCTGGCACCACCTACTATCCGTTCGCGGTGCTGGAACCTGCGGGGGAATAACCGCCGATAGTACCCTTTCCGCGCTTACTATCGGCAATCTGCCGCTGACACCTGAATTTGACCCGGCAACGCTGGCGTACACCGCTACGACCAGCAACGCCACAAACAAGGTAACAGCGACACCCACCGACGAGGGCGCAACCGTTGAGATCACCGTGGGGGCGACCCCGATTGACAACGGTGCGTCCGCATCGTGGGCCAGCGGAGAGAACACGCTAACAATAGAGGTCACCAACGGCGGTGAAAGCACCACTTATACCGTCACGGTGACACGCGAGTAACCATTAGGAGGATGACACAATGGCGCAATACCTGACGTTTGATGAGTATGTCCACTATGGCGGGCAGCTATCGGAGCAGGACTTCGCTATCGCCGAGTTCAAGGCGCGTAGCCGCATTGACCTGTTGACGCTGGGCCGGGTGCAGGATATGCAGACTGTCCCGGAGGAAGTCAAGCTGGCGATGATGGTTATACTCAAAGTTGACGCGAAGTACAGCGCCGACGCGCAGACTGACAGCGCCATTGTAGCATCATTTTCGACGGATGGGTATTCCGAAAGCTACGGCGGCGCATCAGAGCAAACCAAAGCCGCAGAAACGCAGGCAACCCGCGAGGTCTGCAAAATGCTGTTCGGCGTGCTGGATGACCACGGAATACCGCTTATCTATAAGGGGTTGGATTGATGAAGCTATGCAATGATACTATAACCGTGTTTAATAAGCGAAGTGATGACTCCGGCGATTACACGTTCCGTCCTACGGTTATAAGGGGCGTATCATGGTATGGCAGCACCATTTCAAACCTTACAGATAAGGGGCTAAACGCGGCTAATCAGTACACCGTGCGCATACCAATTGACGCCGATTTCGGCGGCAAACGGTACGCTGACCCGCTGGAATACGCAAGATCAGAGAGCATCAACGGCATGTTCACGCTGGCACAGGGCGATGTAATTATAAGGGCCGAAATTGATGCCGATGGCTTGCGACCCGCGCAGTTAAAAGAGCTATGCGCCGATTTCATGACGGTGCTTGGCGTGACCGATAACCGGCGCGCACCGAAAGCGCCGCATTTCCGGGTGGTGGGCCGATGATCGAATTCCACGCGCATCTGAATCTGCCGGTATCGTCAAACGATATTCTGGCGATGTTCGGCATGGAAGATCACGGGCCGGTCCAGCAAGCCGTTGACAAGGCGGTTATCGACTACACCATGCCTTATTGGGCATGGGACACCGGCACGCTGGCCCGCAGCGCCTATACCGCTTCGGACATTGGTAGCGGGCGGATCATCTATCCCGGACCTTACGCCCATTATCAGTATTACGGTGTCGTGTACACCGATGAACTGGGCAGGACGTTTGTCGGCCCCGGAGAAACAAAGCCTGTCAATACAGGCCGTCCACTGAACTACAGAACCGATGTAAACCCGCAGGCCGGTTCATTTCCGTTTGAGCGAATGAAAGCCGACCATCTGAATGACATATTGGAGGAGGCGAGGCGCGTTGCCAGAGGTGAATAACACTGAACGCTTTCGGGCATGGCTGCGCACCTGTCCGACAATAGCGCAAAGCAAGTATTTCGGCGCGGATTACATCGGCGAAAACGCCACCGAATACGCCGTTATGTCTACGCCGTCCGGGCTGCGTTATCGTGAGAACATCCTAGGTAATCGGTTTCTGCTGACCACGCAAGAGCAGAACTTTGTTTTTGCGGCAAAGGTGCCTTATGGCTCCGATGTACAGCAGAACCTAGAAAACCTTGGCTTTTTTCAGGACGTAGCTGCTTGGATAGCGGCGCAGAACGCGGCAGGGAATTTTCCCGAGTGGGAGGGCGGCACCGTGACGGCGATTGAGTGCACCAATACCGGCGCACCCATACAAACCGGCCCGGACGCAGCCCGTTATCAATTCCAGATTCGCGTGACATACAAAATCCACTAGAACAGGAGGAACACCATTATGGCTGAAACCATTACCGGCAAGATTGAGCGCAAGTACATGGCGCACTATCTTGACACCACGTTTGCGATGACCGGCACGCCCTCTTGGTATCGCCTTGGCGAGGACTTGGAGGAATACAATGTCGATCTGAACCCCGATACCGAACTGGTCAAGAACATCTTGGGCAACACCCGCTTCGACCATAACGGCTTCGAGCCGTCTGCGGATGCTGACCCGTTCTATGCCCGCGTTGGCGATGCGCTGTTTGCGAAGCTGCAGGATGTTGTCGACAACCGGCACACCGGCGACCAGAGCAAGACCTACAGCCTCGAAGTGCATCTGTGGGAGGATGGCGAAACCAGCGGCTCCTATGTCGCTTGGCGTCAGCCCGTGTACGTCGTGCCCACCAGCTACGGCGGCGACACTTCCGGCTACCAGATTCCTTTCACCGTCAACTACGTGGGCGACCGCGTGAAGGGCGAGTTCATCCCGGACAGCACCACGGGCGGCGGCACCTTTACCCCGGACACCCCGGGCACCTAATCCCATTACGACC